ACCTTGAACGGGGCTAATTGGGGCTTGGATGCCCATATAGGAACCCGCCTGCACAGGCTCAAATGCTTGCTGCTGAAGAATCTCAGCCATCTTTTGGCGGCGATCCAACTCCTGTTGTTGCAACTGGTAAGGGTTTGCAACATTAAACTGTTCGTATGCATTAGCCATGTTTTATCCCAATAAACCGTAGTTGACCATTTTGTAACCACTTGGGTGCATCACAACGGCTTCAGGCATAACTTTTTCAACTTCATCAGCCATTACGCCTTGTTGACGCCCGCCAAATATGTCGTATTCATAAATACCGATCCCAAGTTTGTGCGTGCCAATGCGCTCAATGTTTGACTTCAATCTGCGGTCAGACATCATTGCCGCGCCCGCCAAACCATACAAACCACTTGTTGTGGCATTAGCGCCTGATTGCGCAATACCATAGTTCTGCAATGCCGCATTACCCTGTGCTTGCGCACCCGCAAATATAGGCGCAGGCGCAATATTCGTTGGGTTGTAGCCTTGGAATTGAGGCATCTGCAACTGTGAACCACTCATCAAACCCGTGATTTCATTCAAAGGTTGATTGCGCAATGTCAGTTGTTTTTGCAACTCTTGCAAAGCCGCTTGGTTAGCAAACTGCCCCGCGCCAAGGTTTTGGTTGTATTGCTGAAGTTGAGCAGCGTTAGCCAATTGTTGTTGTTGTGTAGCTGTTGCTTGATTTTGCGCAAGCGCTTGGTTTTGAGCTGCCTGGGTGTTCATCCCTTGCTGATAGTTCTGACCAATAGCAGCATTTGCAAGTTGTTGTTTAGTTACATTCTGTCCAAAGTTTTGCCCAATTGCTTGGTTTTGCGCCGCTTGAGTAGCCAACGCATTGTTGAAATTTTGCTGTGTTGCTTGATTTCCAAGTTGCTGATTGGCTACGTTTTGAGCAAAGTTTTGAGCAGCCGCTTGAATTTGCGCCGCTTGAGTTCCCATGCCTTGTTGGTAATTTTGACCAATAGCTTGGTTTTGTGCTTGTTGATTTTGCAAATTTTGACCAAAATTTTGACCAATAGCCGCGTTATATGCTTGCTGTTGGGCTAATCCTTGGGCTGAATTTTGGGCAATAGCTTGGTTTTGCGCTTGTTGGTTTTGCAGATTTGCACCGAATCCAGCTAATTGAGCTTGATTGGCGAACTGTGCATTACCTTGAGACTGTGCATATTGTTGCGCTTGCGCTTGGTTTGCCGCTGCTTGTTGTTGCAACGCTGCATTTTGGTTTTGTTGAATTGCCGCATTTGCCGCATTGGATGCGGTTATACCTTGACCAAAGTTTTGTGCAACAGATTGATTGCCAGCTTGTTGAGCAGCTAAACCTTGCCCAAAGTTTTGAGAAACGGCAGCGTTTGCAGCATTTTGAGCTGTTATGCCCTGACCAAAATTTTGTGCAGCCGCTTGATTTGCCAATTGTTGCGCATTTAAACTTTGACCATAATTTTGTGCAATTGCCTGATTGCCAGCTTGTTGATTTTGCAAATTGACACCAAAACTTGCCAATTGCGCTTGATTACCAAATTGACCTGATTGCAATTGTTGGTTAAAACCCTGGCCTTGCGCCGCGTTCTGCGCTTGTTGAGCCGCCAAAGCATTGCCAAAATTTTGTTGAATACCAGTATTTCCAAATTGACCTGAAGCCAACGCTTGATTAAAGCCTTGTTGATTTGCCGCAGTATCCAAACCAATACCTTGCAAAGCCGCTTGAGTCAGCAAATCATTTTGCTGCTGGCTTTGATCTCGCATGGCATTTGTGTATGCCTCACCACCCGCCACCAAACCTTGGTTTGCTAAATTTTGGGCAGTTGCTTTTTGTTGGCGCTCCAACTGAGGCGCAAGCCGAGACATAATTGCTGCTTGGCCTGTAGTTCCCGCATTAACAGGCATTTGAGCAACATTACTCAAATTTAATTGATTATTTGCAAGATAATTATTGGCATTTAAATTTTGATTTATTTGCCCAATATTTCCAACAGATTGCTGAAGATTAACGCCGCCAACACCGCCTTGTGCTGTGCCATATTGAGATGGGTTGATGCCGCCCGCTAAACCATATTGATTTGCGCCAACGTTACCTTGTGCTAAACCATATTGATTTGCGCCAACATTATTTTGAGATAACCCATATTGACCCGCGCCAATTGATGAAGCTGCGCCAAAAAGTCCTAAATTGGGAGCACCTTCAACGGCCCCATAATTGCCATAACTTTGTTGCAAAGATGGGCCAGTTACGCCGCCAGTTGCAGTCCCGCCTTGAAAATCACCTCTTGCATTTTCAATATTAACGCCGCCAGTTGCTTGTTGACCTTGGAAATTGGCAAATTGTTGCGGATTAGAAACCTGACCATATGCTTGACCACTTTGCACATTTCCTTGAGCCGTACCGCCAGGGTCAACACCGGAAGCCCTATCGCCTGTAAATCCACCATAAGCCTGCCCCATGCCCAACAGATCAGGCGCACCTTGTATAGCGCCAGCATTGGCAATTGAAGTGTTTGTTTGTGGCCCTGTATATTGAAATGGCGTTCCCAGAATATTTGATGCACTTGCTAAACCTGTTTCACCAAGGTTTGCCGATCCTAGTTGAACTCGTTGCTGCGCCTCCAACGTTTTTTGCGCTGTTGGCGTTAGATATTGCACTATAGAAGGCTGATTTGTAGTAGGATCAAAATATACGTTTTGACCTCCTAATGGGCCTTGTATATTAGGATTGTTTAGGTAACCCTGAGTAATCGCTGTTTCTTTGTTCGCCGCGCCTTGGGCGGTAGCAGCAGCCGCATAATCAGGCGTTGCGGGCGCTTTGGGTTGAGGGCATAAGAAAGCCATTTTTATTCCTTAAATTCGTATGTATCGCCTGATGGCTCGTAGTTTGCTCTTGCAAGCAGAACGCTCAAATCTTGATTTTTTTTGTGGCTTATCATGATTTGGCTTACGTCATTAACTTTAAGCATTTGCCCTGCTAATTTAAGCATTTTGCAAATTCCCAACCCGCCTCGATGCTCTGGCAGCACATAATAAAAAACATCTATTGCTTGCATTGCGCCATAAAAAGGCGATCTAAACACCATAAAACCTGCATGACCAGCCAATTCACCCGTTTCGGTGCGCAAGGTAAAGTATGCAAAATTTCCTGTTTTCTCTAGCTCAATCATGCCACCCAGATCACTTCTTAGGTTGGCATTGCCATAAAGTTCAGCCCAATGTTTGCCAATAAGCACCACGGCCTCGGCTGAAACATCCGCAAATTTTTCCATCCTTGGGTTCATATTCCAGCCCATCCTTGTTGGAAAACAACATCAGTTGAGGCCCACTCAATTTGCAAGCCTTGTGAGGCTGATTTTAGCTGAATCCCCGCGCAATAACCAATGCCCGTGACCCCTTGCCAATTGTTTGTGATGATTGTTCCGCTTGACCACAATGCGTTATCCCAAAGCGATGTTCCCCACACCCCATAGTTTGACGGACTAAAGTTCAAAGCCCCGGTTGTGTCTGATAAATCAAAATCAACATTTATGCCAACCAAAATGTTAGGAGTTCCATTTGTAAAAATAGATGGCCTGGCTCTTGTAAAGTATTTTTTGACACCACGGTTTTCGTAATAGTTAAACGCTTGTAAAACAATTCCATTGATGTCAATCACATCATCAGTAAAACCATCCCACGCCAACCCAACATAACCATCTGATCCAAAATAAGGATTGTCGTTAAATGTTTCCCAACAGTTAGCATCCCAGCCTGTAAATTTTGTCCATGACTTCGTAATTGTGTTCATCACAAATTGCTCTTGCGAACCAAGACCAACAGGGACATTGATCCACAAAGCATTGTTTTTGGCGTGATAAAGCAAAGCCCAACCAAATGAATTTTGATAGAGAGTTGTTGCCTCAGTGATTGCGCCTTGAATTTTGTCGGATAGATTTACCCTTGGGTCAAGTCGGCTTGATTGCAAAGCTGAAGCTAATGGGAGCAAGCCATCTAAACTTAGAATTAACAAGTCGCCGCCATACTTGTACAAGCAACGCCTAGAAACGGGTGCTCCGAGCTTCCAAACGCCCGCCAAAGCCCATGTACTGGCAGAAGCGGGGTCTGTGCCTCGATAAACAATAATCTCGCCCTGTGAGGTCACAAACACAAGGTTATCGTCTACTCCATAACCCGCGTCAATCGTCCAAGCACTGAAAGAAACTATATAGCCACCCATTCGGGCAATAGAACTCAAGTCCAAAACCTCGGCAGCGCCACCAACTGAGTTAGTGGGCAAATACCATGCTTTTAAACTTTGTCTTTCAATAAACCAAACACGGTTTTTAAACAGCGTGACATTGTTGAGCTTGTATGTGGTCACGCCTGTTATGGCAATTGGGCTGCTAGAGGCGTTAACACTTTGCCATGTTGTGCCGTTGTAAAGGAGTGGATCATCAACACCATTACAAGCGTAAAGAAAACTCCCACCAGGCGTTGTGACGTTAATATGCTCAAAACGGCTATTGGTTAACCCTGTTTTGTCAGCCGCGCCAACTGCGCCAGCGGTTGTGCAGTTGTAGATTGAGCCACCAGCAATCCCAAACAGTTTGCTAGTAGTGCCTGTTTCATAGGCCATCACTGTTTCAACTTGACCCGTGATGCCTGTTGACCATTTGCTGTACCCACCGCGCAAGTTCACACTTGAAACAGTTGGGAAAAAGTTCGTCATTGTCACCGCATCAGTTGGCGACATATTTGCCAAGGAATCGCGCACGTTCCAACCGCCAACAGGCGCAGGGATACTCGCTACATTAGCGGCAGTTCGTTGGGCAATTTTCATTAAGGTGATGCCCCATAGCCACTGTCAGGAATGTTGTCGTATCCGACCAAAATTGTGCCTGGTCTTGGCGCAAAAGACAAGTTAGCCGCAGACATATCCAAAGCAATTGCCGCTTCCATTTCTTCCAAATAGTTGCGATACATTGCCGTTGTGTCAAACCCTTTAGCCTCAAAATATTTGAGCTTGGTTGAGAGCACCATCAAACGGTCTGGATAAATACAAGTATCAGAATCAGCAGTAAACGATGTGACGGGAACATCTAATGCACTGTTTGCCCAAGCATTTGAACGGTATTCATAACCCAAAAACTCAGCAGTAGAAAAGCCAGGCCATATCTGAAAATACTTGCTAAATAAACGCCACCGAATTCGGGGGCCAGTTGCAATGTATCCAGACAAAAGCCATTCCCATTGCTGCGCATCTTCTGGGCCTAACATTTCCCAATGCTTATCCTTATCCCACATTGTCCTTGGGATGATGGCTTCGTAATCGCTTGGGAACGCATACTTCATTTTCTGGAAGTACACGGTTGCATTAGTTGCGTCTGCTGTTGTTTTTCTAGTTAGCGTAACAGATGTAGCAGAATCTACGCTTTGGATAAAGGTGTTTTGGTCAATGCCCGTGCCAACCACCATGTAAGTGCTGTCTAAACCACTTGTAGACGGAATTCCCGTCATTGATGTAGTTCCCGACACCCATGTGCCTGTGGTCGTTAAATATTCGGTGTAGAACTGCTTTTGTTTTGTAAGCGTTCGCCAAGGATGTTTGCGCAAAAACTCGTACCCACTTGCGTTCATTAACGCAAGAATTTGGGTAACGTCTTGATTAGAATTTCCAGCAACACTTGTCGGTGTTGACACGCCTAATTCGTTTGTAACTTGCTGCACTAACTGAAGCATAGTGCTAGACATAATTTACACCTCTTTTTTAGGGCGGCCCCGTGTTTTTTCAGACATCAAGGCTTTCATTTGCTCTTGTAATTCTTTCAATTCAGAACGGGTTTGCTCTAACTCAAATGAACTTTCACTTTGATTGCGGCGCAAAAGATAAGCTCTTGCTTTTTCACGCAATCCAACAGCGCCCATGCCTACGCGCTGAAGTTGAGCATCGCTTGCCGTAGCAACTTGCTCAACAGTTTGAAACTTTAGAATTTGCAATTCAGCCATTTGACTGTCTGTAAATTCTTCAGGGCGATCCAGATGCCAATTTTGCAAAGTTGTTCCAATGACAGGCCCGCCTTCTGAGTTTTGCATTTGATAGTGCAACCATTGACGGGGAAAGCGCTCTTTATGGTCATCACGAACGGGTTGTTCAATGATGTTGTACTTATCACCGGGAACCATAATTCGCACAAACGGGGTGTCTTTGTACGGTGCTTTATCAAATGTATAAAACTCAACGTGCAGATGTGAATCTGCGTTTGCAATATCAGAATCGAGTGCCATTTTTTATCCTGTGGGGATTAAGCTGAAGTGACGGATGCCCAAGTTGTTGCGCTTGGGGCAAAAAGAATCATGCTCTTTGCAGTTGCCAATGTAACAGATGTCGCCGCTGCATTGATAGTTGAACTTGTATTGTAAGGGTAAACAGTAATTGTTTGACCTGAATCATTACGAATACCAACCAGTGCGCCAGCTTCAGTAGGAGGCAATTTAACGCCTGTAGAAGCAGAAGAAGTCGTGATTGTGTTGAACACAGCCGACAACAGTTTTGCATCAGCAGCAGTAGAACCCGTTGCAACAATGCCAACAGCGCCATCACCAGCGATGGAGACTGTAGACAAAGGCGAGTTGCCTGCGCCAAGAATTCGTGAAGGGATAGCCATTTTTGTTCCTTAATTAAAAAGAGGCGGTTTTTATGCCACCCCTTTAATTTTACACAGATGCTTTAGAGAACCATGCAACATTACCAGAAACTAGGTCAACTGCGGGCGAGGTGTATGACCCACCTGAAGCTGTTACCAAGAATGTGGTTGTGTTGATAGTGCAAGCTGTTGTTGAGGCAGTAATTGATGCGTTGGCTTGACCCAACACATAAATCTTGCCATCAGAACCAAACACTTCAGCACCCAAAGGGCCAAATGTAGGAACAGCCGTTCCTGCGCTGTTTGTGTTGGTGTTAACGATGTTGTTAAAGTCAACACCAATGAGGGGGGTTACTGTATATGCCATGATTTTACTCCTTTAAGCAATCAGAACGCCACAGAACTGTGGGCCTGAGCTAGTCAAGTTACCAGCCCAACCAATCAACTTAACGATGGCGTCTTGGTTGACAGCTTGACGCTCACCACCAATAGGCACAAAGTTGCGGTCAACGTGAGGACGGAACATCAGATACTTGGTGTTCAAGAACCACATGTGGTTTGCAGTAGCGGCTGATCCGATACCACCGTCAAGCACGACATCCGATGCCATGCCCGCGCCATAGTATTTCAAGGAAGCGAAACCCGCGCCTTGAGTGGAATTGCCACCATCGGTAACACGTTGGATTGATTGCATAGATTGCAAATACAAACGGTAGTAATTACTGTCAGCAACAATCAAATCGGGCTTGTCCGTACCACGAATCAACTGAACGGCCAAAGAATCCATATAAGATTGGATGTTTGAGGCAGAAACAGCAGAGCCGCCATCGGTCACGCCAGAATACTTTTGCGAGCGCCAGAAGCTATAGTTAGCACGGTTAATGCCGCCATAAGTTCCAGTTGAGGGTGCATCAGGTACGGCAGCGCCTAGACCAGTGATGTTTTTACCGCTATTGCCCGTGCCATCGGTGTAGATGTCACCGCCAATGCGGTTAGCCAATTGAGCTTCGGCAACCATCATGCGACCATCAAGCAAGTCAATAATAGCTTCTTTTCCAGAGTTCTGGATCATTTCCAAGCCAGAGATAGACACAGCAGCAGCGTATTGCGTAATGCTAAATTGGGCAGAACTGATAGGGCTGTTTTGTGAAACGTTCAGCACTTCATAACCAGAATAAGAATTCGTGTTATTTGTGGTGCTGTCGTTGTACATAATCTCTTGCAAAATCACGTTACCGCCAGAAAATGTCTTCACATTTCCACGGTCTTTGAGTCGGCGCAAGAGGGCGTTGTTGTTTGTGACGTTATCAGCTAACTCGCCAGTGCGGCTTTGAATGTTGGTCGCAATGATGTCGCTGATACTTGAGTTGGCGAATGCCATAATAATTCTCCTATATCAATTAAAGTCGTGCAGTTATTTGGTCAAATTGCTCTGCCAATAAACTGCGCCTGTCTTGAGCATTGTTTTTGGTAGCCATTCCTGGTGTAGAACTTTTTACCGAAACCGCATTAGCCCTTGCAGATTTCGCTGCTCGGTCTGCCGCTACTCGTTTTGCGTTATCCAATTCGGCCTGTTTGCTGACTTGTACGCTGTCAAATAACTCAGGGTCGAGGCGCACAGCTTTTTCATACGCATCCTCTAACGTCTGGGCCACGCCACTCTGTAGGAGTTGAATCATGGTCGGTCGTGCTTCTTCAAAATGTTCAACCTTAGAGCTAAATTTTTCAATTTCGCCTAATAGCTGTTGATTTTGAGCTTGCTCCTGTTGCTGTTTCCAGCCATTCACTTCGCCGCGAACATTGTTTAGTTCGTTTTGTAGTGCGTAAATTGTCGGATCAACTCCCTGTTGGAAATTGACTTCATTTAAGTTTACTCCATATTGTTGCGCCAATCTACTAAATAATTGCAATTTATCTTGCCCATTACTAGTTCGCAACATATTGTCAGCCTCTAACAAGGCTTTTATCGCTTTGGGTGCATCTAAACCCATGCCTTGGATCGTCTGCAAATAAGGGTTAACCACCTCATTGATCTGATCTGCAAACTGAGCTTTGGAGATTAAAGGCTCAACGCCCTTGCGCATTTGTTCTTCACGCTGCCAGGCATACTCTTGCATCCTTGGGTCAGCGGTTTGCCAAACATCGTGATAATCTTTCTTCCAACTCGCTGGCGCACGCTTCCAAACGGGTTCTTCAACGGGGGCTTCATCAGTAGAGGCAAATTTTCCCGCGTTATCACGTTCAAATTTTGCGGGTTCAGCCTGCGCCACCTCATCAAATTGCTGTGAAAGCAACTCACGGCGGTTATCGGTTGCTTCTGTTGGGACAATGGGTTCTGTAGTATCCAATTGTTATCTCCTGTGGTATTTCATCTGATTGGCTTGCTCACGCAATGAATTCATGATTTTGTTGGCTTCGTTGTGGGTCATGTTTCCCAATTGTTGAGCCAATACCTCACGCCGTTTCTCGCTTGAAGGGGCGGTAAGTTTTGTTTCCATTGATTCATTGCCCACCTCAATACATCCGTTTTCTCTCAAATGTTCGCGGTGTCGGCTTCGGCTTTGGATCATTGAGCCGTCAATCATTGATTGATATGGGGCTATGTCGCCCATTATCATAGGAGCTTGTATATCGTCACTGGCTTTGTGTTTTTCAACCAATTCGCCATTACGTATAACGTAAGTTGTTCTCATAGTAGCAAAATTTCCTCGTCATCTGATTCGATGTGGTCGTCCCAAATTAACTGCATTTTGTCCAAATTAGACATCATTTTCTGAATGTCTGTCAATGTGACATTTTGCTTGGTTGCAATTGTAGCAAATGTTTCAACGTACGGGGCTATTATTTCTTTGGGTATCTTGCCTTCAACAATGCGCTCGTATGCCTCAATAATCTCGTCCCTACGCTTTTTGTTCTTTTCTTGCTCACGTTTAAGCTGTTTTTTGAGCTTGTCAGGGCCAGGATCATGGGTATCAACAATGTAAATTATAGGTATGACAGGCGTTAAGTTTCCAACTTCGCCAGTTGCTGATACCCCATTTATGCCTAATTGAATGATTGGGGTTAATGACCCAACAAATCCTGTTGCGTTAACGCCATCAATGCCTAATGATTTGTTTGCCGCAAAAGAGCCAGCCGAGCCTGTTGCTGACACTCCACTTAAGGCAACTGTTACCGATTCGCTTTCATTGCCTGCAAATCCTGATGCTTGAACGCCAGTTAACCCAAGGCTTATGCCGCCAACAACTGTACCAACTGCGCCAGTTGCTGAAATGCCTGTCACTGAGGCAACTGATGCCTTTGACAAATCACCCGCCGCGCCCGTTGCTTGGACGCCTGTTAATGCGGCACTAACGGCAACACTTGGACTGCCAGCGCTGCCCGTAGCCTGATTGCCCGTTAATGGGAGACTATCCCATATGGCATCATCCCAAGTACCAGTTCCCCACGGCCCTTGTGCCATTACGCAATACGCAAAAGACCTGTGGTCGCATCATTGGTCGGCATGGACAAGGTGAAAGTTCCTGCCGTTACTGTTTGCGAACCAAAGTTGTGAACACTAACCGCCTTGTTACTAGCGCTTGAGTTGTAGATTAAAACAGCATCAAATGCCGTTGTAACCGTCAAAGCAGACCATGAAAAACTAGCCGATGGCGTCCAATATGCAGTTGTTCCGCTTGTAGCGGGCGCATTTGCATTGGTAACCGTAACGCCTCCCGCTGTGTAGCCCGTCCCTGACGTATTCGTAACCTCATTGGTTGTTGAATAAGCTGTGGTTGCCGCGCCTAATGATCCAGTTGCAAAGTACAACGCCGCTTTAAAGGTGTTGCCTGTGCTTGGTGTGAAGTTGTGAGTCGCCGTGAGCAATTCGCCCTTAAAACTCGTACACATTGCCGTGGTATTTGCCATTTTATTTCCTTAGAAAGATGAAGCAGCGCCATCAGCAACGGCTGCCTGTTTAAGTTTTACATGAACCGAACGGTGTACCAATTCGCCCTCAAACCAGTATTCGACCCAATCAGTGTTTTCTGTGTCGGTGTCTACTTGACCTTCGCGCTTCTCAAGCAAAGATTCGTGTATTTCACCTTTTGTAGTTTGAATCATTTGATTACCTCCATTCCTACGGCTTTACCATCAGGCCCACGCACAATTCTCTTTGGTGCTGAAATCATATCAGCCACATTCTTCATCACTTGCGTGTTGTCGTTTTGGTTCTTTAACATTTCTTGCATTGTTCCAACGTTAAGATTATGGCTGTTCATAACTTGCTGATGAGAGTTATTCACCGTGTTCATCATTGCCTCAATCATGCCTCTCAAATCTTGATTCAGGGTTGCGTGCATTTGT